GATCCGATGATAGCTAAAACTGTAAAAATTGCAAAAAAATGCAAGTTTATTGATCAAATTGTGGTTAGCACACAGCACACAGAAGGTTGTATAGAAGAAGCAAGACATTTGTGTAAACTTGCAGCAATGGAAGAACTAGGAGATTTAATTGATAGCAATACTGTATGGCATCTTAACCCTACTGGCAATTTTGTTATTGGTGGTCCTGATGGTGACGCTGGTGTTACTGGACGTAAGATTATCGTTGATACTTATGGCGGTTTTGCTCCTCACGGCGGAGGTGCTTTCAGCGGTAAAGATCCAACAAAGGTTGATCGTAGTGCAGCATATATGGCCCGTTGGATTGCTAAGAACGTAGTAGCAGACGAAATGGCAGACTGGTGTAACATACAATTAAGCTATGCTATTGGCGTTAAAGAACCTACAAGCATTTACATTGACTCGAACGGACACAATAGATCAATTGCTAGTTTCATTCAAAAAGAAATTGATTTAACACCCAAAGGAATTATTGATAGATTTGATTTGTTTAATTTTTATGAATACAGTAAGAACTGTACATACGGGCACTTTGGTGACAAAGAAGTGCCATGGGAGAGGTTGGGTTGGAAATGATTCATTATATTTTTGATGTTGACGGTACACTTACTCCAAGCAGAGGTAAAATGGATGAGGAGTTTTCAAAGTTTTTCTTTGATTTTTGTACTTTAAATAAAGTGTATTTAGTAACAGGTAGTGATATTCAAAAAACACGAGAGCAAGTTGGAGAAGTTATTTGGGGAATGACTAAGCGTAACTATCAATGTTCTGGTAATGATGTATGGGAACGTGGTAAGAATGTTCGTACTTCTACTTTAAAGTTACCGGATGAAATGTGGGGCTATTTAAATAAGGCAATCACTGATAGTTCATTTCCAGTTCAAAATGGACAACACATTGAAGAACGTCCGGGTCTATATAACTTGTCTATTCCAGGAAGAAATATAGGCAATCGTACTCGAATTCAATATGTAGCATATGACAATTATACTAACGAAAGAAATAATATTGCTGCTAAGTTACGAGAGCAATTTCCATTGTTTGAATTTAAAGTTGCTGGTGAAACCGGTATAGATATTACTGCTAAAGGAAATAATAAATCACAAATTCTTGATGATTTTGATTCTTCAGATGTTATCTATTTCTTTGGAGATAAGTGTGATAAAGGTGGAAATGATCATGAACTTGCATTAGCTGTACATGATCGTGGAGGAGAAAATAGTACATATCAAGTAAATAGTTGGGAAGATACATTTTCTTATTTACAATCTATTAAAAATGTGGTATAATACTCTATATAATAATGGAGAACTAAATGACTAAAATATGGTTTAATGATATTGAACAAATGCACCAAAAATTTGGTGTCAATGATTGGTTTGAAGCAAATAAAGATAATAAAGAATTAATGGCTAAGTACTTGGCATTTCGTATGTCAATGATTAAAGAAGAATATGATGAGACTATGAATGCTATCGAAGCAAAAGATGCTGAAGAAGTAGTTGATGGTTTAATTGATATGTGTGTATTTGCTATTGGTACACTTGAAGTTCTAGGTGTAAATGGTAATGAGGCTTGGACAAAAGTATTTGATGCAAATATGACTAAATCACCTGGCGTAAAGCCTGGTCGTCCTAATCCATTCGGATTACCTGATTTGCTTAAGCCTGAAGGATGGACTGCACCAACTCATAGAGGTAATCATGGAAGTCTCAGCGACATTCTTTAAATCTATATACGATAATAAAACTAATCGTAATATGAAATTTAACAACTTCTCTCAATTTGAAAAGCTGTTATATAAATTGTCTGAGATACCTCGGAAAGGAAAAAAAGATGCTGAACTTATATCACCAGCTAGTTATGTTGATGATACGACTCGGGCAAACAAAAATGTTTTGGATTGGTCAGGTTGGACTGCTGTTGATGTTGATGATCATGAGTTTAAAGGAAACCTAAAGGATGAATTATATAATCGTTTTGGTAGTCTTTCTTATGTTTGCTATAGTACTGCTAGTAGTTCCGACAATCATCCAAAGTTTAGGCTTGTCTTCCCACTTAGCAAACCGGTTGAATCTGTTAAAATCAAGCATTTCTGGTTCGCTCTCAATAAAGAACTCGGCGAAATTGGAGATGGACAAACTAAAGACTTATCTCGAATGTATTACATCCCTGCAACGTATGCTGGCGCTAACAATTTTATATTCAGTAATAGTGGTGTGTATATTGATCCTGAGCAGTTAATATCCAAACATCCATATACTGAAAAACGAGGGTCATCATTTATGGATAGGCTTACACCTGAAATGCAAGCTCAGGTTATAGAACATCGTAAGAATAAAATGGAAAATACTAATTTTAATTGGTCTGGATATAGAGACTGTCCATTTATTAATAAGAATCATATTAAAGAATGGTTTGCTATATCTGGTATTGATAATTCTGGTAGGTACGCTATGATATATAAGATCATGGTATCAACAGCAATGAGTGCTATTAAAAGAGAGTATCCAATATCTTCATATGAAATTGAACAATTAGTAAGAGAATTAGATAATGAAACAACCCGTAGATATGAAAAACGGCCACTAAATGTTGAAGCTGATAGAGCTATAGAATATGCATATAAAAATGCATAATATTGAAAATAATCCTTTACAATCGCTCAAAAGTGTGTTATAAAGAATATAACAAAAGGAGTTACCAATGAACCTATTTACTCAAACAATCGCTAATCAAATCCCTACAGGTCTAGATCGCTACGATCAAATCTTCGCTGCTAAAAGACTTATCCTTGCATCAGATTCTCCTCTTCTAGCTACATGTAGAGAGACTCTGGAAGAAATCGAAGAAATTATCTTTCAACGTGATACAAAGGAATTAACAAATGCATAAAGCTGAAATTAATAATTTAGTAAAAGCTTATCTTGATAATGGTGGTAGAATTCAAAAAATTCCAACATCTAGGATCAAAAAACATACTAATTTGGAGAAACCAAATTATTATCTTAATAGAAAATCTTTATCAAGAGCAAAGGCAAACAATGCCTATGTTTCAACAGAAAAAGGAGTATAAAATGAAAGATAAGTATTCAATTAGATTTCTGCAAAAATGTGCAGAAGTACAAATCAAAAAAAGTAATGACTATCAAAATCCAAATTCTCGAGTAAAACAAGCTCACTATTATCCTCGAGGTTGTGCTAGTCTTCTTGATACGATGGCTGCAAAAGTTTTGCGGTTACAATCTGTTCTTGAGGCCATGGAACTAGATCCAAACTATGAACCAAATTTTGAGTCACTTGAAGACTCTTGTGTTGATCTTACTAATTATGCATCATTCTTTGCTGCTTATATGAATGGCGCCATTGATGGCCAGACAGACGACCGTGATTTCTTAAATCGTCCTATAGTCCCTAAAGGAAAAGATAATGAGATCGTTCAGTCTTAAAGATATAAATTTGATAGAACTCTTGGCCAAGGCAAAGGCTGAGAGTCAACTTATTTTTGATAAAGAGTCTACTCGTAAAGGTAGAACTCTTGATGACATTACTGTTACTAATATGTACGGTTTGGCGGCTGAACAGTTTCTTATTGAAAAATGTAATTTCACTGATAATCCTTTACCATATCAGGATGTAATATCTCCAGAAGGTATTGATGTTGAAGTAAAAGTAACAAAAGTTTTTAATTATATTCCTAATGTATTATATCGTTTAAAAGAAAAGCGTAAAAAGTATCCTAGCTTATATCAGCCTGATTGGGTTTTCATATATTTAAATGATAAAAAAACTCGTGATTATGTTTTTGCTGGTACATACAAATGGAATGGTAAAACATATGTTACTAAAGATTGGTCTTTAGAAATTGATAGAGAATTTCTTGCTAACTATGAAGGAGTAAATAATTGAAAGCTGGTAAAGTCTGGGGAATGACTGAACTCATTGAAGCTAATGGTACTTTAGAATTTCATCGTATTGAAATGGAAGCTACGGGAGTATGCTCAAAACATCTTCATGAATATAAATGGAATGGCTTTTATATCGAGTCAGGAATAATGCTCATTCGAGTATGGCAAAAAGAGTATGATCTAATTGATGAAACTGTTTTACAAGCAGGTGAATATACTAAAGTAAAACCAGGAGTTTATCATCAATTTGAATGTATTGAACCCGGTGTGGCCTTTGAGTTATATTGGGCTGAGTTTAACCATAATGATATTATAAGAGAAACTGTAGGGAGATCGGACAATGAGAGAATTTATTAATGATGCTTGGAACAGTGTCATGGATGCAGATATTAATCCTTTAAGAAATATACCAAATCTTCAAGTTAGACATTTAATTATGCAAATACTTGCTTGGATGTGGGTATCTGTATGCTCTATGTACATAGGAAGCATTATGTTTTGGGGTATTAACGCAATTGTTCATACATTACTATTGGCTGCAATTGTAATTACTGTTGGCACATTTGATGCTGCAAAGCGCAATCCTAAACTTTTCGATAGAATTGATGGATATAACGGTCGTAGAAATAATGGAGAACACGACTAATGAAAGTGGGATTTACTTGTAGTACTTTTGATTTACTTCATGCTGGACATGTATCTATGCTCAGAGAAGCAAAGTCACAATGTGATTATTTAATATGTGGACTACAAATAGATCCTACCATCGATCGTAAAGAAAAGAATTCTCCAATACAAAATATTGTAGAAAGACAAGTACAGCTTTCTGCAATAAAATATGTAGATGAGGTGATTATTTATTGTACAGAAGCCGATTTATGTGATATAATAAACATGTATCCAATTGATGTTAGAATACTTGGTGAAGAATATAGAAGTAAAGATTTTACTGGTAAAGATGAATGTCGACAACGTGGTATAGATCTTTACTTTAATAAACGTGATCATCGCTTTTCAACAAGTGATCTGAGAAAGAGAGTATGTGAGGAATGAAAATGAATTCTGTAAAAGATGTTCGTCAATTCTTTATTGATGAATTAAATGATGAAGCATTTACTATTGATAAAACTGGCGCGCGCACTATTGAAATGATTGGTGCATCATTTATTGCTGATGAGCCATCTATATTTGGTAAACCGTCTCTTTCATATATTCAAAAAGAATTAGATTGGTATGATAGCCAGTCAACTAATATTTTTGATATTAATAAAGAGTCTGGCGAAGATGCACCAGCTGCTTGGAAATATGCTGCTAATACACATGGTGAAATTAATTCAAACTATGGTCATCTAATTTATTCAAATAAATACTATGATCAATATCAAAACGTATTGGCTGAACTAGACAAAAATCCCGATGGTAGGCGGGCTTCTATGATCTACAACCGGCCTTCTATTTGGGTGGAGTTTGACGAAAATGGAAAATCTGATTTCATTTGTACTAACACTGTCACTTACTATATTCGTGATAATCTACTTCATTGTGTAGTCCAAATGAGGTCTAATGATGTAGTATTTGGCTATAAGAATGATTATGCTTGGCAACGCCATGTACAAAATAAATTAGTAGAAGATTTGGGTTGGAATAATAAACCAATTAGCGCTGGTATGATGATCTGGCAGGTACAAAATCTTCACGTATATGAAAGGCATTTTAATCTTGTCAAATAATTATAATGATATGAAAGATAGAGAGAATGCTCATAAAAAAAATGATAAAGCTTTCTTTGCCCGGCAACATAAGTGGGATCTAAGATATTTAGAGCTGGCTAAAACTATTGCTGGATGGTCTAAGGATCCTTCAAGTCAAATTGGAGCTATTGCTGTAGGTTCAAAAGGACAAGTCTTAGCTCAAGGATATAATGGATTTCCTCGAGGAATGCTTGATAGTCATAACCTATATAGTAATCGAGAAGAGAAATATGTCAGAATTGTTCATGCTGAAATGAACATGATTTATAATGCATCTTTTAATGGTGTGTGTTTAAATAAATCAACTGTTTACGTATCAGGTCTTCCTACTTGTTCTGATTGCGCAAAAGGACTTATTCAAGTAGGAGTTGCTGAACTAGTCATGCCTCGGCAAAAGATTGATGAGAAATGGCATGACTCATGGCAAAGATCTAAGTCATATTACAAAGAAGCCGGTCTTAAATATAGATGGGTTAATTTGTAAATTTTTAGTTTACATTTTTAATAAAATGTAATATAATATAATCACTAAAACTATTATAACTATAACGTGAGCTACTCTGCTTATGCAGCCAATCTCACTTTAAAAAACTGAAATAAAGGAAGTAAAAATGAAGAAAATTAAAGTTGGTATTATTGGTGTAGGAAACTGCGCACAGTCGCTTGTCGAAGGCATGCAATATTATAATGAAAATACAAATGATACTGTGGGTCTTATGTATCCAGATATTGGTGGATACGATACAAGCTCTGTTGAATTTGTAATTGGCTTTGACGTAGACCGTCGTAAAGTTAATCGGCCTCTTATTGAAGCTTTACGAGCAAAACCAAATTGCGCAATGAATCATGTTCAAGAAATATTAGAATCTGGAAACAATTCACCTGGAGCTGTAGCCAAAGGCGCTCAAGTGTATTCAAGCCCAACACTTGATGGTGTTGCAGAATGGATGGAATATTATCCTGAAGAAGTATCATTTAGAGTTGGTGCTGAGTCAGCTAAGTCATTTGATGATATTGTTAGTCTTATCAAATCATCTGGTGTCGAAGTTCTTATTAATTATCTGCCAGTTGGATCTGAAAAAGCTACTCGCTTTTATTTAGACGTTGCTCTTGCTGCTGAAGTACATTTTGTTAATTGTATTCCAACATTGATTGAAACAAAAGAAACTCAAGAAATTGAACAGAAATTTATTAATGCAGGTCTTACTTTTGTTGGATCTGATATGCGTTCAGCTTGGGGAGCATCTCGTTTATCTGAGGTATTGCAGGGTGCAATGATTGATGGCGGTTTACATGTTACATATCATACTCAAACCAATCGAATTGGTGGAGCAACCCAAGGGCGTGAACATATTCGTAATGGTGTTACATCAAACACTGATTTTATTAATATGGCTGAAAAAGAGCGTTTACACAATAAACATATCTCAAAAGAAAATGTTTTAAAAGGACAGAATACTGTTCGTGGTGTTGACTATGCCGGTGATACACTATATGCTGGCCCATCTCTAACTGTTATGCAAAAACCTGGTGGTGATTATGTTGGATCTGATAATAAGATCGCAGATCTTGATATTGTAGCATTTGGATTTGG